CCTGCCTCCGCAACCATAAAAACGCCGGATTTCGATAAGAAATCCGGTGCTTTTCTAACTTTTTCAGCGATTTTTAAAATTTGACTGTCGGGATAATTCAACAATAATTCAACTTGCTTTCAAAATCACGCCTTCTTTAAAAATATTTCCGATAGAATTTCCGCGTTTTGTTGGTCTGCTGCTTCCATCACATGGGCGTAAATATTGGCAGTGGTGGAAACCTGAGCGTGTCCTAAGCGTTTGGAAATGCTGACGCTGTCCACACCGTTGAAATACAGCATGGAGGCCATTGTGTGGCGGAACGCATGGGGGTTGATGTGCGGCAGCCCGTGGCGGACAGCGAACTTTTTCAACCAGTCCGTGACCGTATCCGGGTGCATGGGCTTTCCGTTGTCCTGAGCAAACACGAAGTCCTGATTGCCGTAGTATTCACCCAGACGGAGACGTTCGGCGGTCTGCCATGTTCTGTATTTTCGCAGAAGCTGCATTGTTTCCACCGGTAGGGCGATGAACCGTTTAGACCGTTCCGTCTTCGGCGTGCTTTCGTAAATCCCGATATCGGGAGAATACAGGATGCTGTTGCAAATGTAAATCCTGTTTGCTTCAAAGTCTACCTTATCCCATTTCAGGCCGAGAATTTCGCCCCGGCGTGCGCCCGTAATGAGAAACAGATGCACAAGGCATTTCCACTTGATCGGCTCCTGCTCCAACGCTTCCCGGATAGCCGCCACCTGTTCCGGCTGGAAATAGTTGACCTCTTTACGCTCTACTTTGGGCAGATCGGCACGGCTGGCGGCGTTGAACGGTACAAGCCCCTCTTTTACTGCCTGTTCCAGAACGGTGGAGATCAGCCGGTGGTGTTCCTGCACTGTCTTTGCGGACAGCGGGCGGTTGTCCGCTTCAATGGTAAACACTTTTTCCAGCTTGACCCCCATAGCCCCGGCAGCAGCGGCAGCCACTTGCAGGCTGACGGGCTTCCCCTTGACCATAGCGGAAACAGTGGAAGCGGCAAGGCCGGAATCTTCGGCTATCTTCGCCCGGCTCAGTTTCTTTTCTTTCAGGTAGGCAGCAAGGTCTATTTTGGCGGTGGCGCATTCACCGCCTTTTCTTGTGCCATTTTTTGACAAATCGGTGTAAAGGGTATTCAGGTGGTCAACCCGCAAGTCTTTCAATTTGATATGCCCGATAGCGGGATAAATCCGGGTGGTCAGTTCCCTATACCTGACGGTGGTGGAGTGCTTCACGCCCCGCTGGGATTTCAGGTCAATTACATAATCGCAGTAGCTTGCAAAGGTCTGGCGGGTATCGGTGGCGGTTCCCTCTTTGCACTGCTTTTCAAAGGTTGCGGCGAAAGCCTCAGCCTTTTTTCTTGCGCTTTTTTCTGTCCATGTAGGGGAAACATCAAAGGTGGCGGTAAAGGGCTTGAGTTGCTTCCCATCAGCCCCACGGCCACGAAAAACCCGGATGGAGTAGGAGATCAACTTGCCGGATTTGTCCCGGCGTTCTTGAATGTTAGCCATTGTTGTTCCCTCCGCCGCTCTGCTCTTTTACAGAATTGCCAACTTTCCTCCGCATTTCCTGAATAACAAATCCCATTCTAGTCGAAAGATTGTACTCACATAAATCTGCGTCCTTAATAGCCGCACTAATTTGCTCGAGTAAAGCCAAATTCGGCTTGTATTCCTGAGTTTCTGTAAGGTCACGAATTTGCTTACTCTTAATCGCGTGTAAAGCGCTCAACTGTTGCAGGGACTCCACAAAAGCGTGAACATATTGTAAAACATCTTCAAAATTATCGCTTTCCAACAGAAAATTAAGGGATTGTATATATTCTGGGTTTTCGGTTTTATAAGATATTATCCGTGATACCGCTTGTTCCGATAAAGCTGTTTCTTTGCACACGTCAGCTGTTAACCGTCGATGTTCATCATAGTCCCCTAGTAAATATCCAATATCGCAGTCAAACAATTCTGCCATCAGGGCGAGTGAGTCTAGGTCTGGAAGTCGCTCCCCCTTCTCCCACGATGTCAATGTCTTGTGTGATTGCTCAGACTTGTAGATTTTTGGCAGCAATTCTTTTCGGCTAAGCTTGAGCCTTTCACGCTCTGTTGCTATGCGCCGCCCGACTTCTTTTGCCCTATCTTCATAGTTTTTCACGGGCTGTAAAACCCTCCATTTCTCATTTTATTCCGCTTAATGGGCTGAATATGGGATTTACAGCCCTCTATATGTGCATTATAATCTAGGTGTACACAAAAGTCAACAAAAACCGTTGAACAAAGGAGGTTTTTTCATGCTGGAACTTAAAACCATCCGCCAAACCGCGGCGACGGGAATTCTCCCGGAATATCGGATCAGGCTCATGGTCGCAGCGGGGACTTGCCCAGGAATCAAAGTCGGGAACCGATTCATGGTCAATGTCACCGCGCTTGCGGAACAGCTTGATCGCATGAGCCGTGAACCGAGGGAGCAGTGACTTATGGCGAGGCCGAAGCAAGAAACGCTCACGCTATTCCCGGAAATTGTGAGTATTACCCGAAAATTTTCAGACGCGCAGTTTGGGGCGCTGATGCGTGCAGTGTTTGCGTATCGGTTCGGAGGGGGAACTTATTCCGGGGATGACCCAGCCGTTGACGTGGCATTCCAAACCGTGGCAGGGCAGATAGACCGCTATATTGAGATCTGCAAGGGAAATTCCCAGAACGCAAAAGGCCGCGAGCGTGAGCAAAACGAAGCGGAATGTAGCGAAACTAAACAGAATCCCCCTCCTATCCATTCCATGTCCTATCCTAATCCTATTCCAAAGGATGTGGCGGACAAGCCGCCCACACGCAAGCGGTTTGTTCCTCCGACGGTTCCGATGGTGGCGGCCTACTGTGAGGAAAAGGGCTATCATGTGGATGCTGAGCGGTTTGTAAGCTACTACGAGGCCATAGGCTGGAAGGTAGGGCGGAACCCGATGAAGTCATGGCAAGCAGCTGTCCGAACTTGGGCAAGCAAGGGAAAGTCAACTGTGGCACCCGCCGCGCTGGAACATTGCGGCTACACCCTCGCGCCGCTGGAAGATCCATTCGAGGCGGCCGTGAGGGGAAGGGGGGCTTAAAATGTTCGATTTTGCAACGGCGGAATACAGCGCCGTCGGCTGCTTCCTGATTGATTCCCGCTGCCTGCCTACAATTAGGGAACGCATTAGTACCCCGGAGGCGTTCGCAAGTGAACCGTGCCGAAAGGCCTTTACAGCGGCTTGCAAGTTGGCGGATAACGGCAAGCCAGTTGACCCCGTGACTGTAGGGCGAGAGGCCGGTTTGGACAACGCTTTCCTCGTGGACTGCATGAACACCGTTCCATCCTGCAACGGGGCGGAGGCATACGCCCAGACCGTCACAGAGGGCTTTCGGAGGCGGCAGCTGCGGGAGCTGGGCGACAAGCTACAGGCCGATTCTCTGTCACTGGGGGCGGACACGACCCAGCTCCTGGCAGATGCACGGGCGGCGTTGGACGGCTTGTCTGAAACATCGGGAAGCAATGCGGCAAGTTCGTCATTTGACAGCCTACGGGATTTCCTGGGCTTCAGGGCAGAGGTAAACGAGGGAAAGCGTCAGGCAGTCAAAACGGGCTTTCCGTCCCTCGACGGTATTCTGGGCGGTTTTGCGCGTGGCGGCCTGTATGTCATTGCTGCCCGCCCCGGCGTGGGCAAATCCGCCTTAGGTATTGCTCTGGCCGATATGATAGCGCGGGAAACAACTGTCCTCTATGCCTCCCTTGAAATGTCCGGCGAAGAACTAAACTCCCGCCGCGTGGCGGCATTCTCAACCGCCCCTTGCACCTTCGGGAAGCTCCTTTTCGGCAAGACCACTGAGGCGGAAGATGCTGCCATCATCAACGCCTGTGGTGTGTTGGCAGAGCGGGAATTGCATATTCTGGCCGTCCCAACGCTGACAGTACCGCAACTGGAAATTCAGGCGCGGAATGTCCACGCTCAAGTGGTCATGGTAGATTACTTAGGGCTTTTGTCCACCGCAGACAGGCGGGCGAGCGAATACGAGCGCGTCACCCAGGTTTCCGGCGACCTGAAGCGTATGGCCAAACGCATGAATTGTGTGGTTATTGCCCTCTGCCAACTCAACCGTGAAGCCACCACCGCTAGCGTAGATTCCCGCCCCAAACTCTCACAGCTTCGGTCATCCGGTGCAATCGAGCAAGATGCAGACGGCGTTTTGCTCCTGCATCGCCCCGAATACGGACAAAGTGAAACACAACGAAATCCAGCGGAACCGCAGGAATTTTTCATCGACGTGGCTAAAAACAGGCATGGGCGTACTGGTACGGCGGAACTGGCATGGTATGCCCCCGTAAATCGCTTCGTCGACAACGTTGGAAAATGGGAGGTGCGGTCATGGGCTTGATTGAAAAGGCCATTGCCGCCCTACCGCCAGCCGCCAAAAGCAAGACAGCACGTTGGCGGCAGTACGAGGACGCAAAGCAACAGCTTGGTAAGCTGGCCGCCACATGTGCCGAATATGAGCAAATCTGCAAAGCCATAGCTTATTGGTATGGGGTGTGAATAGCATGAACGACAAGTTTTCCCGGCAAAAACCGGCCAAAAGCGGAAGGAGGTGGGACTTTGACCCACAAAAAGGAAAGATTACTTGCTGCTCTGTTGACCAGCCGCACGAAGAAAGAAGCGGCCAAAGCGGCAGGTATTTCAGAGCGTACTATGCGCACTTATTTCGATGACCCGGAGTTCCGGGCGGCCTATAAACAGGCCGCCGCTGGAATCATGGACAGCGCAACCCGGCAGCTGCAGCAGAATTTGACCGCTGCAATAGACCGGCTGGGCAAGATCGTGGAGGACGACGAAGAATCCAGTATCACTCAAGTGTCAGCCGCCAGAACCTTGCTTGACTACGCACTGCGGTTCACTGAGTTCAACGACATTCTCAAGGAAATGGAAAGCACCGAGGGGGAACCCGATGTATTATGACCGATTAAAAAGCCGTGTGAGGGCAAGCAATGCCGCCAGACGGCGGCAGCAGGAAGCAGAAGCCCTGATCGACTGCATCGACGTGAAGCAGCACATAGCGCCTGTATACTACCCATTACACGAGGATGTCAGGGCAGGGAGACACAGCACATACAACCTCCCCGGCGGGCGCGGTTCCTGCAAATCGTCGTTTGTGTCTGTGGAGATCGTCAGCGGAACCATGCAGGATGGGGAATCAAACGCCATTGTATTTCGTGCCGTGGGCAACACCTTGCGCGATAGCTGCTATTCACAAATCGGCTGGGCAATCGACACGCTGGGCGTTTCTCACCTGTGGCGGGGGCGTGTAAGCCCCATGAGCTATACATATCTTCCCACCGGGCAGGAAATTCTTTTCCGTGGTCTGGACGATGCAAGCAAGCTGAAATCCATCAAGCCCCGGCGCGGTACATTCCGCTATATCTGGTTTGAGGAATTTTCAGAGCTTCCCGGCGCCAACTTCACCCGAAATGTTATGCAGTCTGTCTTGAGAGGCCAGGGCAGCAGCGCAATCGTATTCCGCAGCTTTAACCCTCCCATCAGTGCCAACAACTGGGCGAACGTATTCATACAGGAGCCAGACGAAAAGGCCGTCACGCTGCTGACTAACTACACGCAAGTCCCCCCGGAGTGGCTGGGTGAAGCGTTTCTGTATGAGGCCGAGCGGTTGAAAGCGCTGAATTACAAGGCATATGAGCATAATACATGGGCGTAGCAACCGGAACGGGCGGCGAGGTATTCCCCAATTTGGAAATCCGGGAGATCACCGACGCAGAAATAAACGAGATGGGCTATATCTTCATGGGGCTTGACTTCGGTTTCGCGGTTGACCCTTGCGCCTGTATGCGTGTGGCTTTTGATCGAAAGATTGATACCGTTTATTTCCTGGATGAAATTTATGAACGGCACTGGTCAAATAGGCAGATCGCCGCCGAGATCAAGCGCCGCCACTACGACAGGAGCCAGGAAGTAAGCTATGCCTATTATGTGGGCGAGTATACGGAGCAGTACACCATTACCGCCGATTGCGCGGAGCCTAAGAGTATCGCCGACATTCAGGCCGAGGGAATCAAGTGCATACCATGCAGGAAATTCCCCGGGTGTGTGGAATACCGCGTGAAATGGTTACAGCACCGCCGCATTGTCATTGACCCGAAGCGAACCCCCGAAGCATACCGGGAGTTTGTAAACTACAGTTATGCCACGGATAAGGACGGAAATTTTCTTTCCGTTCTCCCGGATAAGGATAACCACACGATTGACGCCGTTGCCTATGCCCTTGACCGTGTGATTTACAAAAAGGGCATTTCCGCATAAGAAAGGGGGCGAAAATATGTGCTATTTACGAATCAAATGCCACTACTGCGGCGGTATTTGGGAGGTTTACCGCCGGGACATTCGATATGGCAAGGCCAGAGAATGCCCGCACTGTTCCCACGCGATTGATGAACAGACGTGGGGCAAGCAGGTCATCCCCGCTTACTGCGCCATGTATGACGCAAATCTTGAACTGCTGAAAGATCATACAGGATACCACACCCCGCTTTTTGAGGTGAGCTATGAATCAGCTACTTTGTTCAAGGATTCAGAAGGTAAAAAGACGGTTTTCCACGAAGACGATTGATAAGGAGGTGTAAAAATGTCTATTTTTGATCAATACCCGGAAGTTGACAGCAACGGCCAGCGGCGCGATTCTCCCGGCGTAACGCTCAGCATGGGCGAATGGTGGGAGCAGCTTTCCGGTGATTTCGTCGAGAGTTTCTAGGCGGCAGCTCCAACAGAGAACCGCCGCACGGCGGCATTATCTCCGTGGACAAGCTCAGAGGGGCGAAGCACTGACCCTATGCGTTTTTCCACAGCAAAACAGAATCCCGGCGCGAAGGACTGCGGCGGGTCGCAGATAAAGGATTTTCTGCGGATTGTGCCGGGGGCTGCAAATGCCCCCGACTGGGAGGGTGAGCATTGTCAAACGAAGAATTAGCCATTGCCATCCGGCAGGGTGGCCAGGGGCGCACGCTGGAGCTGTGGGAACAGGTAAACGGCCTTGTGAAACGAAAAGCCATGCAAGTCATGACTGCCCTGCAGCTCAGCGGCAACCCCCGGGGCGTGGAATTTGACGACCTGTACCAG